ATAAAGAGAACCAACCCGCCGATATCGTTTGTGAATCCGTCAGTTAGGAAAGTTCCAACGACGACAAGCAGAACACATAACAAGAATCTCAACATTAGAATACCCTCTGTGAATCAAACTTAATGCACTCAATTACATATCCGCGCCACTTGTGCCAGCTATGGATTTCATCAAATGCGTTCGGTACGCTCTTAAAGTCAATGCTAAGGAAATGATCAAGCATGTACTCCCAATTCCCTGTAAGCCAGTTGCGCTTCTGTACGAAAACGTGGCTCCGTGGCTCGCTGTACACTATCAGGATTCGATAACGTGGCTTTAGCAGTCGGCTTATAACATCATTGCGCATTCAATAACTCCTCTTAACGCTGCGGCGGTTGCCAGGATTAACAGGCCGAACGTGACGGCCTGGTGAAAGTCAAACGGTTCTTTCGGATTGCCCGTATCTACTAAAAGCATGTTTCTATGATTTCCTCTGCCGTGTGTGTCGGATCTCCATCCACCAGCAGGAAATCATGTGTCTTGAGCCTGTAATGGTAGCCGTCCATATTCAGATAATCGCGGCTGTCACCATCAAACGTAAAGTTCATCCGGTGCAATCGGCAAATGTGAACCTCGAACCCTGCGCCGATTAGCGGCTTGATTTCGTCTTTAAATCCGCCGTCAGTGATGATAACTGGATCGTCACACTCGCGAATCTGTTCAACCATGCGCACACCAAAATATTGGCTTCCGAACTGAGGCTTGATTACGTCCTCGCTAATCCAGATCATAAACTGGCGTGGGCTTTTACCGTTCAGGAAACGTTGTGGCTTTTCTTTCTGCTCCCTGTCGTTGTACGCATCCATGAAATCTTTGTACAGTCTTGCGCCAAGCATCGCTCGTGCAATTTCGAACATCGGCTTCTTGAAGCTGCGCATCCGGCAGAACCACGGCGCAATCATAGCAATGCGGTTCCCGATCGTGTCTTTACCTGCACCTGGTGGTGCGTTAAGAATGATTACCTTTTCCATTATCGACCTGCCTTGTAGTTAGTTTGAAGCTGCTCCCAATCCATGCGTTTTGCGCTGCTACCGCGAGCCTGTGTTTTCTTGCGACGCTTGCGAGGTTCCCCAGCGAACTCCCCATTCTGGCGGCGGTCTTTCTTGGAAATGATTTTCTCGAAGTTACGCATTTTATTTCTCCTGTTTGCGTGGTTGCTTTCAATGAGGACACTGTAACAATGTCCTCGCGGAAAGTCTTTAGCAATTCGTGCTATTCAGTTTCTTTGCTGCTTTTCTCGCCATTTCGCGATAATCGCGGGAGGTTAAGCGCATCGGATCGATGACGTGGCTTGCCACAAGTACGCCCTCGCGCTTGATATCTTCGATCCAGTGGTCGTGGTTGTTGATTCGGTCTGCCGGACGTTGGATCATGCTGAAAATCATTCGCACGGAGCCGGAATAACCAGGCTGGCAAGCGCCGCGCTTGTCGCGATACATTCCGATCTGGAGGTGTCCATTGTTGGCTACGTGGAAAAGCTGGATATTTCCGTTGCTGGTTTCCAGGCCATACATTGCATTGCGAACTAATTTCATTTCGATTTCCTCTTGATTGGTTGCTTTCAATAAGGCGGCTCGTGAACCGCCTTGCGGAAAGTCTTATGCTTCGAATCTGCGGAGTAAAATCTTGTCGTCGCCCATTCGGTCTGCGGTGGTGAACCATCCGCCACTTGAATCAATTAGCTCTGCGTGTTCAAAAAGATAATCAATCTGGCTGTCACTCCACTTGTAGACACAAACAGCTTCGCCAGTTGACGGTTTCACCAGGAAGAAGCTCTGCTCGCCGTCATTGATATCAGTTGCCAGGTAGATTTCGTATTTCATGTTTTCGTCCTCGTTTGTTGTCGATGGGGTTACTATACCGCAACCCCGATTTCGTGTTTTAGCAAAAAGTGCTATTTTTCGATTGCGCAGAGTAAAACAGGGTTAATCATGTCGTCGTAGCGCGGCGATTTCGGATCGTTGTTCCAGTGGCAACCGGAGCCGTTGTTAGCTGCTTCGATCAGGCAACCTAGCGCCCGTTTGCTGTAGTCAACAACCGTGTAATTCAGTCGCGCGTCGAACATGAACAGTGACAACTCGCCGTCAATCTTGTCTACTGCTTTGTAGATCTCAAATCGTTTCATTCTAACACCTCCAGAATTTCAGCTTCGCCCCAGCCAATCATGAAAGGCAGTGGCGCGGCTCCGTCTGGAAGGTCGCCAACTTTGCCAGCAACAGAATCGTAACCGATGCGCAGTAGTTCGTTCATTGGCACGTCCAGGTAACGCAGGTTATCGCTATAATCACCAACAACCTCAATAGGGAATGTCAGGTGCTTCATGCCGTCGTAGCCGCCGTGATTTAGTAACAGTGCTTTTGCTTTCATTCCACAATCTCCCAATCCGCATGTGAGCAACCTTCAAACAGGCAGTAAGAATAATCCCCGTGATCGGTCTTTATTTCGAATGCGACCGGATCTGTTATGATTCTGCCAGGGAACACCTTGGAATTGTCACCCTCGCGAGAAACAACATCGTAAATCTTGCCGTGTGTCAGGTATCCGCGCGGCGCTCTCAGAAAACAGCGTACTTTCATGTTTTATCTCCTTCGTTGTTGGTATGGGTGCATTATAGCGCCCCTCTCGGAGCGCGTTTTAGCAATTCGTGCTATTCCGACATAATATGGATGCAAACAAAATCTTTTGTATGTGCGCTTACAAACGCTGTACGCACTTGTGGGAGGCGCTGAATTTCCTTTAGTGTTTCTATCACATTGCCCTTAAAACCGTGTAGGCGTACCGTTCTGTGCGTTTTTGGCGGCATTCCTTCTACCATCTCTTGCGCTGTCATTTCTTCACCCTCTCACATTTAACTTCTGGTTCATTTTCGTACGGAAGAATCAGTTTTCCGATGATGCGAACACCGCTGACCTTCCGGCCTGTTTCGTAGCAATGCCATTCGTCCTTGTTGAATACCTGTTGGTATGTCGCCCAGCCAACGACAACCAAGCAAGCCGCCAGGATGAAGAAGCAACCGCCAAAAATCAACTTGACGAACAGGTTATCATTCATTGGTCAACTCCTTTACTCCGTGTGATTGCAGGTGTGCGTGTGGCTTGTCGTATTCCGTCACCTGATAGGTTGTGATCCCCAGGCTGCGGAAGTGCTTAACCACTTTTGGCGAGTCATCGAACGCACATGTAATGTGCTGCAATCCGATGGTTCGTAACACCTCCTCTTTGATAACCGTGTCTTTCCGGTTGTCCTCGGCGCGGCGCATAATCAGCCAATCATATTTGACTTTGTGGCGGTCAAGCCAGATCATCGTGTCAACCTCCACTTCATCGGATCGACCAGTCAGGATAACCACGCCCATTTCTGCTTTCCACATCGCGTTAACAACATCAATCGTGTTCTGGATCGGATGGTCCCCAATGGCTGCGCCGTTAAACGCGCTCCAGCTTTCAGTTAGGTGCAAGTCCTTGGTCGGCAACAGGTGCAAGCGGTGCGTTCCGTCCGACAGTGTGCCGTCCAGGTCGACGATAACCACGCCGCGAGTGGCTCGAAGGTGATAAGTGTTGCCCCAAAGTTCAAATTTCAGCATTACAGATTTTCCCCTTCTTCAAAAATTGCCTTTAACCATGAGCCGCGCAGATAGTCGGTCTCGGTCACTCTTACAGCTATCCCGTCGCACTTGAACCAGTAGTTCCCGTGCTTGTCCTGATAGTAGACGCCGCATGCATTACCAGGGCAAGCCTTGCGGAAGTCGTGCGGGATCAGCTCACCGTAGAATCGAACCTTAAGGCCAAGCTTTTTACGAATCCAGTTTTTCATTTTGTGTTCCTCAATAGTGGGTAATAATCCAGGCGAACATTGCCGCCCAAGTGACGGCATGAAATACTGTGAACATGCTCATTATTCAACCAACTCCAGTGTGTCATTGCCAACCGCGATAAAGAACATTTCGGCGGTGTAGTTTGATTTCTTCACCTCTCCTGTTTCAGGGTGGCGAACCATAACAGCGCCATTTTCCAGCCAGTAAACCAGGTTGTTGTTGATGTTGCGGTATTCACGAGATTTCATTTTAAGTTCCTCAGTTCGTTGTTGATGGGTG